TATTAGCTACATGGTCAAATATAAAGCCATACGATGGTAATAGACAGTTACAAGCGCAAGAACAGGTCATAAATCAGGTCTTTAGGTTTACAATCCGGTATAGAAAAGACTTTGCACCTACTAAAGACATGCGGATTCTTTATGAATTGAATCTTTTTACTATTCATTCAATCAGGAATGTAGATGATACATTTAGATTCTATGAGATTTTGGCATCGGTTACGGATGATAATAATGGCTTCTAAAATAAACATTTCTAGACTACTATCTCAGATTGATTCCTTTGGCAAAGATGCTAGTAGGGTAGCGGTTGCGGTGACTAATTCAACTGCTGAAGATATTGCTAATCAAGCTAAATTAAGAGCGCCAGTTGATATGGGTCAATTAAGACAATCTATAGGCAAGACAACTGCCAGAGATGGGTATAATGTTTCCTTTGTATTTGCTAATACTCCTTATGCTGCATTTGTCGAGTTTGGGACAGGTGCAAGAGTAGCAATACCTAAAGGATTCGAGCAAATGGCATCTGAATTTAGAGGTAAAAAAAGTGGTAATTTTGATAGTTTTTTAGATGCTATTAGAGAATGGTGTGCCAGAAAAGGTATAGATCCAAAATTAGCTTACATTATAGCAGTATCAATATTAAGAAAAGGATTAAAACCTAGACCATATTTAATTCCTAGCTACGTAGAGGGCATCCAACAATATCCTAAAACTTTAAGAAAAGTATTGCAATCTGAAACAAGAAAATATAATGCAAAAAAATAATTACATTTGACAAATGAAGGATGCTAATTTATCAATACTGAATGCATACAAAAGTACACTAGCCAATTTAATAGTCGGTGGTGTTACTGTTCCAGTATATAGTAAATCAGCGCCTTTAAAGAATGTTCCGGCTAAATATGTAATTTTATCTAGCCAAACAAGATTGCAAGAGCAAACAAAGTGCGGATATTGGTATCTTTGTACAATTAACGTGCAGATAGTAACCAAATATCCTAATGGAACAGGCGATTTGAGTTTTGCAATGGTTATTGGTGAGGAAATTCAAAGCAGAATACAAGTTACTAACTTAACTTTAAGTAACTTTATAAATGTTGAAACCTTGCAACTATTAACAAATGAGGTAATTTTAGAAACAGAAACAGAAAACATATTTCAATACATTTTAACTTTTCAACACAAATTAAATAGAACTTAATTATGGCAGCAGAAACATTTTATTCAGGCAGCTTATTCATGCTCTACATTCGCACAGGTGGCGCGTGGAAACCAGTAGCATGTTTAACTTCAAACGGCATCAGCGAATCATGGGATTTTGCTGAAACAGTTACTAAATGCGATCCGGGAGTGACCAGGCGCAAACCAACTACTTATTCTTATGAGATTCCTTTTGAGGGAGTTTTTACAGATACAGTCGGTGCAGGTGGTGATACTGCAAAAGCATCATGGGACACAATTAAAAACATTGCAAGAGCAAAGACTTTGACTGAGTATCAAATAGCTTTGTTATTAGCTAATGGTGCTGAAGATCCTAATTTTGCTGCTCAGTATGGTACTGCTTACTTTAGCGCTTTAGATATTACAGGTGCTGAAGGTGAGTTCATTACTTTCTCTGGTACTTTGTTAGGCGATGGTGACATTACTGAAACTGATCCTTATCCTGGCTACTAATTTATGGAAGGTCATTTAACGTATAAAATCGGCGAGGTTGATAGGCAGTTTTTCTTTGGCAATTATGCTTTAGAGCAGACATTAAATCATTTTGATGCATCGGTTTCTGATCTATCTGATATATTAGGTAAGCAGCTATTGCCATTTTTGAGAATGTTTATGTTTCATGCGGCAAGTTATCCAATACTAAAGAAAGGTGAAATTGTTGATTTTACCGAGTTTGATGTTCATGAATGGATTGATAATGCAGGAGGTTCTGGTGGCGAATTAATCGTGATAGTTTCAAAGGAAGTTTTCAGAGTATTAGGATTAAATACAGAGGTTACTGAGCAAAAAAAAAGCAAAGCGGAAAGTTAAATTGGAATAAAGATGTGCTGACATTTGCTTTTGGTGAACTGGGATTAATGCCTGATGATTTTTACGCCTTGACATGGAATCAATATATATTGAAATGTCAAGGCTTTTTTAATAGGGAAAAAAAGGAATGGGAACGGATAGGCTGGGCAACATGGAATGGAATGAGAGTTCATGTAAACAAGGGGATGCCGACTTATAAAAAGTTTATGTCATTTATTTATCAAGATGATGAAATAAAAGATTTGGACAGAATAAAAGAACAGATGAATAAAGCAATGATTAAATATCTGGACAATGCAAGGAATTGAGATACCTATTGGCGCACCATTAGGGCAATTAGATAAAGACCTAAAAGGGGCAGAAAAGAAATTAAAAGGATTTACTAGTTCTGCTGAAACTGATTTAAAAGGTTTTTCCTCTACTGCCAGTAATGCATTCAAAAGCGCAGGACTTGCTTTGGCAGGTGCATTTAGTGTTGGCGCTTTTGTAAGTTTCGGTAAAGAGGTTTTAGCGGTTACGGCTGAATTTGAAAAGTTTGGTGCAGTTTTAGGAAATACTTTAGGATCTAATGCTTTAGCAAAATTAAAACTAAAAGAAATTGAAGAGTTTGCTGCTAAAACTCCATTTAGCGTTAATGAATTAACTGAATCATTCGTCAAATTAGCTAACCAAGGATTTAAGCCTACAGGTGATGAAATGCGTAGACTAGGAGATTTAGCATCTAGTACCGGCAAATCATTTAATCAATTAGCTGAGGCAATATTAGATGCGCAAACAGGAGAGTTTGAAAGGTTAAAAGAGTTTGGAATCAGGGCTCAAGATGCTGGTAATAAAGTAATTTTTACCTTTAAAGGAGTTCAAACCACAGTAGATAAATCATCTGAGGCTATAAGAAACTACGTTACATCTTTAGGTGATGCTGAAGGTGTATCAGGATCTATGGCAGTTATCTCTCAAACTTTAAGCGGAAAGATTTCAAACTTAGGAGATAGCTGGGATCAAATGTTAATTTCAATAGGTGGGAATACTTCTGGAGTATTTAAAGGTGCAATTGATATAATTAGTAAAGCAATTAATGAGATAACAGGATTTAATAAAGGTTTAGAAATTGCAAGTAAGTATAAATTAAAACAAGATTTTGGATTAAGTTTTCAACAAGGTAAACTGAAATTAGGAGATGTAAAAAATCAAGTTTCTCAAGTCGAATCTGCTCAAAAATCAGTTGGGAAATACATAAAAAGTATTCAACAACTTTCAAAAACACCTGCTGATTTTAAATCAGCCATGCAAAGTCTTGCAGATATTGCTAATGAGGAATTATCTAAAATTAAGGATAAAAATTTAGGCAAAGCAGTTGCTGATCAATACAAACAAGGTATAGAGGTTTTAAGAGCTTTATCAGTTGAAGCTGGGAAACCTATAAAAACAGGCGCAGTTTTCGGAACTGCTAAAAAAGAAAAAGCGCAAAAAACAGAAAAAAATACTAGAGATCCGCAATTTAAAGCACAATCAAGCATCAATGAATTAGATTTATTCCTTGAAAATTATAAAAAAACTGAGGCACAATTAAATAAAACTCCTTTAGTTCCCTTTCCTAAATTAAAAGAAAAATTACAAGTTGTTAATCAAGCATTAATAGAGTTTAACGCAAGTGCAAATGATATTATTCAAAATAGCATAATAAATACATTTAATAATCTTGGTACTGCCATTGGAGAATCTTTAGCAACTGGTGGTAATGTATTAAAAGCAGTTGGAAATACTATTTTGCAAGGATTGGCTGGGTTTTTATCTGAAATGGGTTCTCTGTTAATTAAATATGGAACTTTAGCAGTTTTAAAAGGCAAGTTGGATATAGCAATTTTAACAGGAGGGCCAGTTGCTATTGGTGCAGGATTAGCAGCTATCGCCGCAGGTATTGCATTAAAAGCAGCAGGTGGTGCATTAGGATCACTTGCTAGAGGTGGAGCTGGTGGTGGCGGAGGTGGCAGTTCAAGCGGTGCAGGTTCAGTTCCACTTCCGCAAGGAAGCGCATCTATTAGTACAAGTGCGGCAGGTTCTGCTCAGGACTTTGGTAGTGGTGCGGTTGTATTTGAGATTTCAGGCGCAAACCTAATAGGTGTTTTAAATAGAGCAGGTGCTAAACTTACAAGATACGGACCATAATGGCATATAACCTTAAATATTTTTTTACTTTTTACGCGGACCGAGATACTATCTC